CATGTACTTTGACATTGAAATTACGTTTTGCTTCTATGTTGATATCTCTGCCAGAATATAAATTCAAATCTTTGTCAGTTTTGATACTGATACTGTCTTGTGCAAAAATATCAATTTTGCCATCGCTGGTCAATTCAATCCATGCAGTACCTCTAGCATTGGTAATGTAAATTAAATCTTCGCTGTTGTGTAACAGGATCTGATGGCCGGTGCGAGTCCTTAACCGAATTAATTCGTTATGCGGAATTTCCACATCGCCGTCAGTTTCACCGTCTTCCAAAGATGCATATTCTGGAGGCCCTTCGCTTGCTGTTTTCTTTCGTAAAAATCTAGCATCGCCATCGTCCATGACCCATGTGCTGCCGCCTAGTCTGCCTACAAACGCATTGTCAATTTTCCATTCTTTTTTTCCAATACGTCCTCTAGGAGCACCGTCTCTTTTGTCAACCGGGCCTGGTGTTGATATACCAAATACCATACTAGGAACTTCTCGTCTAGCACTGCTTGTGGTAATTCCTCTAATGTCGTCAAACAATAATCCTTGACTATCTAGCACATCTGCCAATGGATGCTTGGGTTTTTCTAATTGTGTGACGTCTGGATCTTTTAAATCATTTACTTTTTTATTGTATTCGGCCACCGGAACTCTGCCATAACTACCAGCATTGTCTGCTTCAGCATCTCCAACAACTTTTTGTGTGGCAGCTAATCCAGGCACCATAAAATTCATACCTTCGTCTTGCACACACCCAATCCAGTATCCTCGACGTGCATCTCCGTCAATAAACATTACCACTACCGTAGTACCTACATCGGGAGGAACTGCCCACCAGCCGTAGCTTTTTTGTGTACTGCCAAAATCATTATTTTCGCCAAGATGGCTTGCTGAAGTAACTCCGTAAAACGGACTCATATATTTTACTTGATGTATTGAAGTTTCATTACTTGTGTTACCAGTTGGTCTTAATAGCTCAACTTCAATAGTGCCCATGTAAGTGGGATCTTGATGACCTATTACTGTTGCTAAAAACGGGCCCGGGCGGGCGTCTGGCGATCCAGTAGATGAATAATTAAAATTATTTTCAGAAGTCATATGAATCTTCGCTGGCTACTTCAGCGGCTTTGGGTTTAGCTTCATTTATTGTTCCGAATGTTTGACTTGGGCTAGCCTCTTCTTGCAACTCTTGCAATGGTCTTCTCATGCCTTTCAATGTTTGTTTAAATTGTCCGTCTCTAAAGGTGCTAATAATATCAGTAACAGCATATAGTCCACTCCATTGTGTTACCGGAGAACTGGCCGAACCTTTAAAATTATATAAACCACTTGTTTGATTAATGTCAATTGGTGTTCTAAAATTTACTATTATATCAACTTCTCCGTTTTGATAGTTCATAGACCCATCGTCAGTTAGATTAGTATATTGGGTAGAAGATGCTGTATAATTCCCCTGACCACTTTGTACAATATAATACGGATCTCCAATAATTTCCATATCTAAATCCATCATTGCCTGTTGAGTGTTAGTCACTGCATCATGAAATAATCTTGCCGCGCGAGTTGATTGACTGTCTGCAGATCCGCCGCCGCCTTTGTCAGTTCCAGTTAGCGTTTTTATAAACTTTACAACTGTCGAAGTAGTTCCTGGTGTAGGCAATTGTCCGTCTGGTAACGGATTTACTATTTCTTTTTCATTATCTCGACTGCCGCCTTGAGATGTTTCTTTAACGCTGTCCTGTGTACGTTGTAATCCGTCAGCGGCCATCTCATATGAAAACCCAGTATTATATTTTATTTCAAATTTTATAATATCAGTATTTGCGCCTGTATAGATATAGTTGTATTCTTTTACTGCTTGCAATTTTAATTGGTCGTATCCTGGAGCTCTTTTACCTGCTGGCATTAATCTACTGGAGTGTACGTTATATGGAACAACTCTATATACATACAACTTAGGCTTTGTGTTAGTATTTGCCCTAGTTGGACCAATGTTATAAACCTGAGAATCTATTCTCCACCAATTTCGATATCCTTCTTTTGTTAAGTTTTGTGTTGCAAATGTTTTTTTGATATATGTACTTTTCAACACTACTTGATTAATTGCGTTAACGATATCACTGTCTTGGGAAAATTTAAAATCACTTTTTCCTGGATCTATAGTTAACTTACCTTTGAAAAAAGTTCCTGATTTGTTATCGTAAACTTCGCTGTCTTTGCCGGCTGGTACAGCATCTCTTGTTGCACTATCTTTATCAAAGTCTAACAATGCGGCGCCTATTTCATTAGCCTGATCACCGGATTGTTGCAAGTTATTTGTTGGGCCACTTCTTGAAACACCCAATGATTTTTCTATTGCAGAGCTTGATGCAACATCGGTGCTACCACTAGCTGGTGCAAAATTTTCAGAGTCGCCGAATGCCGAACTTAGAGATTCTGAAGATAAATTTTGCGGAAATAAAATAAGATATTCGTCGGCTACATCAATTACACCGGCTTCAACTAATAATTTTTGTCGTTTATTAAGGGCAACCTGAAGACTTTTTTCTCCGGATTGTAATATTTGTTGTACACTTGCTCCAGCACATGTCACGTCTGCTGTGAGATTGCTGTTAGCATCTGTAAATGCTATGCTGCCAAATGGCATTGCTTGAACGTCATACACTGTACCCCTATCAGTAACTGTAAAATCTATATCTGTGATAAGGATAGGAATATATTTTGATGTTTTTGGAATACTAACTAATCGACCTGTTTCAGTGTTGCCCCGAAACTCGATACTTAATATGTAAGGCGCTTCTTGCCATGTGTCGTGTCCTTGTTCAAGAGCAAGTTGTTGGCAGGCCATTAAAAACATACCCATACTATATGGTTCTGTTATTTTAAAAGATATATTAGCTACGTTGGTATTTTCCCCGTTCTGAAATCCCACCTGGCTTTCTAATACTAAATCATCAATAAAAAAATCAAATTTTCCGTAAGCAGTTTCTACACGATTGTTTGGATCCATTGCCGCAGATTTACAAAGTAATCTTGGCCTAGACACTCCCATATAACTTGCGGATGGATCGTTTAATTCTTCATCTGTTAGTACACCTAAACCTAAAATATAATTATAACTTGCATACGAATGCAACGGATTAGGCATTGGTAATGACACTCCTTCAAGCTGTTTAAACAATGTATTAAAAGATTTAAAAGCTCCCGATACAGCATCAACCAGTGACGACAGCCCTGAAGCAGATCCTAAACTAGAAATTGCTTTAGATGCCGCAACAGCAACTCCGGCAATTTTTGCCGCTTTGCCTACTGCGCTGGTTGCTTGGTTAAGAAAACTCATTTATAATCCTAATATATTAAATAAACTTGATTTTTTTGGAATGTATATTTTCTTTCCAGGAACAAAATCAAATACGGGATCTTGAAGTACATCAAGATTACGTTGTATAAACACCCACCACAATCCAGACTCACCGTATAAGTCAAACGCTAGTAGGTCAGGTCTATAAGTATATTGACTTTCTATTCCGTATAGGAAATCATCGGGTTCAGCACTAACGGTTCTGATTCTTAAAACATCTAGATAGTTTTTTTTGACAGGAGTGGAGAACCACGGACTTGTATTTTTATAATTTGCACCCATTTTAAATATATCCAAAAGGACTGTTAAGATATCCGCCTGATACAAATCTATCAAGACTAAATTTACGACTACTGGTTCTACTGTAGATAGGTTGCAGTGTTACAGTAAAACTACTCTTAGTAGGAACATGTGCTGTGCCGCCACTTACAGATCCGCCAAAGCCTAAACTTCCTGCAAGACCTGCTACTTGTCCAATACCTCCTGCAATACTACCAACTGCGCCAGCAACGCTAGCAACTGATCCGCCAAACAGTCCGCCTAGCGCACTAGCAGTACCGCCAATTGAATCAGCTATCCCTTCTATTTCTCCTGCGGCAGATCCAACTACCGGTACGCTGATATAATCGCAAGTATTTTCTAAACTCACTTGCATAGATTTCACAACTACAGGAACATTTTTAAAAACATAATTGCCGTAACCATTTAAAAATATAATGGGCGGAGGGTTGCCGGCTTTTGGATCATTTCCTGCAAACATTTTAGTTAAACTTCTTAAATAGTGTACCATTGCAATCCAATACAAGCCTTCGGCAGCATCGGAAACATACATAGGTGCAATAATAGTTATCGTTCCAGGGTCACTACTTTTAAAATTTTGGAACGTATAATTTGTGTGTATTGTTTGAATTTGTCCGTAGCTTGCGGCCGACGCAATGTTGATTTTAGGAGTGTACGGAAATATTAATCCACCAGCATCTTTTAACGGTTGCAATACTGGGCTACCTCTAAAACTAGTCCACTTAGCCATGCTTAACCTAACACGCCAATCGTTCGCATTATCAGAGTCTGTAAATTCAGCAACGGCTCCAAGAACATCGCCTATTGCTTCGCCAGCCGCTGGTAAGTTTATTGCTCGAATTGCGCTGGCGTACCCCCCAACATTATATCCAGCAGAAATAGCAGAACCTAATCGACTTGCTGTACCTACTGCACTGCCAATTGCACCTATAGCATTAGCAGATTTGCCCAATGTCGAAGCAATTCCGGCGCCTGTATCAAATAAACCCATAATAGTATTCCCCTTTGGTGTATTATTTATTTGACTTTATTAACTGCGTAGTTTATAATATAACTTACGAGGACTCATCTGATGACAGTAAAAGTAAATTACCTAAACAACAAGGATATGTTGTTAGAAATTCATAGAAGTAAAAGCTCATATTGTGTGTTTACTGAAGCAGAATATCACCAATATGATTTGATTTTATCCGATGTGGCTAAAATTAATATCAGGACCATAGCAGAAGCCAAACGTGCAAGGGCAAAACGACTAGGCGATGCTGAGTATCAAAGACGCAAAGTCAGCGGTGAAAAAGTCAAACAAGCAGACTGCGAAGTTGACTATAAAAAGATGCTAAAAACCGATTTGGTGTTTAGAATTATGACATTTGATCATATCCCACTTAACGGTATTAGAAAGAAAAATCCAAAAACACTTGCTGACCATAGGGATAAAGTTAACTTTCCGCCTTTCCAACACTGGAAGTTTGATGACAAAGACGAACTAATTTGTGTGGGCAAGAGCCATTGGAAGGGTGATTTGATTAAAGGCAAGTTTGACAAAGATGCAGGCCAAATTACTCCAACTCTAGCACGAATGATGTTAAAATTATGTGAGAGGTATGCTACTCGCGGTAACGTTCGTGGCTACACTTACAATGATGAAATGAAAGGACAAGCTATTTTGCAGTTAACACAAATTGGATTGCAATTTGACGAGAGTAAATCGGATAATCCGTTTGCATACTTTACTGCGGCTGTTACCAACAGTTTTGTTCGAGTTATTAATATTGAAAAACGCAATCAAAATATTCGAGATGATATTTTAGAAATAAATGGAATGAATCCTAGTTACAGCAGAACTGGTGCCGGAGAACATGCGGCGGCTCTTAAACGACACAACGAGGACACGTCTAGTGAGTAATTTGTTTAAAAAAGTAGCGTGTTTTACAGACATACACTTTGGATTAAAATCTAACAGTAGTGTACACAATCAAGACTGTGAAGATTTCGTAGATTGGTACATTGCAAAAGCCAAGGAGGAAGGCTGTGATGTTGGAATTTTTATGGGCGATTGGCACCACAATCGTAATAGTCTTAATATCACTACTATGGACTATAGCCTTAGGGCCTTGGAAAAGCTCGGTCAGGCGTTTGATAAATTTTATTTCTTCCCTGGCAATCATGATTTATATTACAAGGACAAACGAGACATCCATAGTGTTGAGTTTGGGAAGTATATTCCTGGTATTACTGTTGTACATCATCCAATTACAGAAGGAAATGTCACGCTTTGCCCGTGGCTCGTCGGGGATGAATGGCGAAGTATAGGCAAACAAGGCGGCAAATACATCTTCGGACACTTTGAATTACCCAGTTTCTTTATGAATGCCATGGTTCAGATGCCGGACCACGGAGAGATTCAACTGGATAGTTTTCAAAATTACGAGCTAGGATTCAGCGGCCACTTCCACAAACGCCAACAACAGAAGAATATGATCTATATTGGCAATGCTTTTCCGCACAACTATGCTGACACATGGGACGATGACCGCGGTATGATGATTTTAGAGTGGGATGGGCAACCTGAATATCACAGTTGGCCCGATCAACCCACATTCCGTACTGTAAAACTAAGCCAGTTAATCGACGATGCTGATAAAATTATCAAACCCAAGCAACATTTACGTGTGGCTCTTGATATTGACATTAGTTATGAAGAAGCAAGTTTTATTAAAGAGAAATTTATTGCGGATTATAACATTCGAGAACTCACACTGATTGCAGAAAAGAAAGAAATTGAAATTAACACTAACATTGATATACAATCATTTGAGAGTGTTGACCAAATTGTCAGCAGTCAAATTGTAAACATTGATTCTGATCAGTTTGATAAGAATCTATTACTGAACATTTATAATAGTCTATGATAAAAATTAAAGATTTAACAGTTAAGAATTTCATGAGTGTGGGTAATCAAACCCAAGCTGTAAACTTTGATAAAGAAAACTTAACACTTGTTCTAGGAGAGAACTTAGATCAAGGCGGTGACGACAATGGATCACGTAATGGTACTGGTAAAACTACTATTGTAAACGCATTAAGTTATGCATTATACGGTAATGCTCTTACTAATATTAAAAAAGACAACTTAATCAATAAAATCAACAATAAAAACATGTTGGTTACGCTTACGTTTGACAAAGACGGCACTGAATATCGCATAGAACGTGGACGTAAACCCAACGTGCTACAGTTCTTTGTTAATAATCAAGCGCAAGATACAGAAGAAACAGACGACGCACAGGGTGATATGCGAGAAACGCAACGTGACCTTGACGATTTGTTGGGTATGAGTCATGATATGTTTAGGCATATTGTTGCTCTTAACACTTATACAGAGCCGTTCCTTTCTATGAAGGCCAACGACCAACGAGTTATTATCGAACAGTTGCTGGGTATTACATTGTTAAGTGAGAAGGCTGAAGGTCTTAAAGAAATGATTAGGACTACCAAGGACAATATCTATCAAGAAAATGCAGATATTGAAGCCGCAAAAAAGTCTAACGAGAAAATACAACAAAGTATTGACTCATTAACGTCAAGACAAAATGCATGGAATACTCAACACGAAGAAGAAGTTGAAAAAATAGCAAGAGCTATTGTGGAATTAGAAAATGTGGACATTGATGCTGAGCTGACCAAGCATACTGACTTGAAACTGTTCGAAGAACAGACAGCGAAGCTGAAAAGCCTAAATAAGGAACGGGCTACGTTGGATAGCGCGACAGCGCAAGCGGAGCGAAGCGTAAAAAAGTACGCTGACGAGCTTGCTAAGTTGAAAGACAAAAAGTGCCACGCTTGTGAACAAGAACTGCATGATCACAAGCATGAAGAAATGAGTGCCACTGCCGTCAAGCATCTTGAAGAAGCACAACGGTATTCAGATAAAGTTGCCGGTGACTTGGCCAAGATCATGAAAGAGATCAAATCGATTGGTGAAGTGCCTGGACGTCCCAACACTTACTATGATACTGTTGAGCAGGCACTTAAACATCAGAACAATCTCAAAACACTTGAAACACAGTTAACAATCAAGGCAGGCGAGTCAGATCCGTATCAAGAACAAATTGATGAACTGAGACACACTGCAATGCAGGATATCTCGTGGGATCATGTGAATGAACTGAACACTCTCAAGGATCATCAAGAGTTCCTGTTAAAGTTATTGACCAGCAAGGACAGTTTTATCCGTAAGAAGATTATTGATCAGAACTTGGCTTATCTCAACAATAGACTTACCTACTATCTCGACAAGATGGGTTTACCACATACAGTTGTGTTTCAGAATGACCTCAGTGTTATTATCACGCAGTTAGGCCAGGATCTAGACTTTGATAACTTGAGTCGTGGCGAACGCAATCGTTTGATCCTAGGGTTGTCGTGGTCGTTTAGAGATGTGTGGGAAAGTTTATATCAAAGCATCAACTTGTTGTTTGTGGACGAACTAGTGGATAACGGTTTAGATGCATCAGGAGTCGAAGGCGCATTGGCTGTGCTGAAGAAAATGGCACGTGAACGCAAGAAAAACATATTCTTAATCAGTCACAAGGATGAATTAATAGGCCGTGTGAACAATGTGCTTAAGGTTATTAAAGAAAATGGTTTTACAAACTATGCAAACGACTTAGAGGTGTCTGAATAATGCATCAAGATGAGGAAACGCATGATCAACTCATGCGGGCCTTCGCTGAATACTTCAAAGCCAACCAACGTTGGATCAACAAAGGCACACGGCAAGCAGGTTTAGAAACTAGATACTGGCTTGCACAAATAAGAATCATTGCTCGTGATCGAAGAGCACACATACAAGAATACAGGCACTGGCTAGACGCCACTAAAGCAGAGCGCAAAGCCGCTCAAAATCACAAGGATCAAGGCTCAGACAATGCTAACTAAAGCATGTCATGGACTTATCAAAACGAAATTGTTGAAACACTTCCTGAAGAATGTGTGGGTTTCGTATACTTGATAACAAATATCATCTCTGGACGCAAATATATAGGCAAAAAACTAGCCAAGTTCGCTAAGACCAACTACAAAGTAGTTAAACTCAAGAACGGAACTAAGAAAAAAAAGAAAATACGTAGCAAGATCGACAGCGACTGGCGTGATTATTATGGGTCAAACTTAGAATTAAACGTGGACGTATTGAAATTAGGCAAAGAAAACTTCACTCGAGAAATCCTATATTACTGCACAAGCAAGGCGCAATGCTCTTACATCGAGGCCAGAGAACAATTTACCCACAAAGTTCTAGAATCAAAAGACTATTATAACGGCCAGATTAGTGTCCGTGTACATGGTTCGCATATACTCAAAGGCTAATAATTCAGGCCGTTTAATCGCCAAATAAGCCCGCACAGGCGTTGATAGTGTGCCCTGAATCCGTTCTGATGTGTGACGGTAAGGAGTATCTGCTTGGCGACAGACCAGTAAACTACTACCCGCAAGGATGACGATGGGATACGCCTATAACCCGTTTAGTTTATGTAAAACAATTTAGAAAGGCTAAAAGAGGGAGAAATACCCACGGCTTTGCATATGTTAGCGTATATGTAAGGACCCGCCGTTGTATAAAGACTCAGCTCGAGGTACCGGACAACCGCCTCTGTAACGCTGTAACGCTAGTGTGACATGTTCAACTCAGATAATGTTAACATTTTTGCCCGCCAGGGCAAAGTGTGACTGAACAATCTAGATAATATTTAAACTGCTTCGCAGTTGATTATGCGCTACTGTTAAGAAAGAAACTAAAGTTCGAGCGAAAGCGATGAACAGATGAACGTAGTTCATCTTGATACTGTATAAATATGTCATAATGGAAAAATCTCTATGAAAGTTTTGGATATCATTGTTGAGGGTGCCGCAGGCGACACTGTTGAATACGTATGGAAGTTTTTTGCCAAAAGTGCTGCCAAGGATGCGTTTGCCCGAGAAACTGTTGAACGCATAGCCACTATTATCCTTAACAAATATACCAAGAAAGGTCTAACGCCTCCTCGTGCAGAACTTGATGAACTGCTGGATCGTGCTGTTAGTAACAGCACATGGAAAGACGATATTAAATTTATTACTGAATTAGAAAAAGAAACTATACGTTATCACAATGCCAAATACAAACAGTGGCTCAAGCAAGGCTCGGCTGACGGTGCAACAGCTGGAGAAAAAGCATCTGGCGCAATAAAATCCAAAGTAAAAGAATGGCGTGCCGCATGGGGGAAAAATACAACCGAAAAACTGATCAACGGTAGTATGTGGGCGTATGCCAGTTATGATATCTATAAAAGTGTTAAGTTTTATAGAGATAACATAGATGAAGCATTGAGATTATTGGAAATTGGTCCTGACGGCAAAGACACAGACGGTAGTCCCGGCATATCTCTCAAAGATTTTGAACTATATCACAAAGAACAGTTGGGACAACTGTACATAAACATTTCCACTGTGCATCCAGCATTGTTTACCAAAATACCAATATTTGGATACCTTGCTAAACCTTTCCGCTGGATGGGAACTTCAGGAACTGCGTTATGGATGTATTTTACCAATGTCAACGGTAGTATGCCATTCACAGTTCCGGGACAGCCTGAAGATATGAATTTGCGTCAAGCCATTGCAAAATTGGCTTTGATACAGATGAAAGATATTCGATGGTTGCCGGGCGGCAGTGAAGAATCAGTGTCCAGTGTTATTGGCGGAGCATTCAAATGGGCTATTGAAGGTATTAAAGCATTGTGGACTGGTGCTGTTACGGAATTTTACAAAGGCAAAGAAGTTCCAGAAGTATTATTACCAACACTCTTGCCAGATGATAAAAATTCCACTGGCAAAAAAACAGCAGCCAATGATACTGAAAAAAAATCTAACGGCCAAGGCGGCAAAGTTGTTAACCCTACTCCTGCAGATGCTGACCAAAATGCCAACACTGGTACTGGTACAAGTTCAGATAAACCGCCCTATACAAACGGCCAACCCTATTATCATGCCAGTGACTGGGAAGACATCGGTGGCGGCTACGAAAGACACAAGTTTAACGGCACTGTGGTACGCAAAATGTCTGACGAAGCGAAAAAAGCAACAGCAGGCAACTCGTCAGAAGATGAATGGAATGACCTTGGCGGCGGCAATATGGTCAACAGAAAAACTGGTGAAGTTAGAGCCAAGCATTAAAGCAGTGGCATATTAGATTCTTTTGTTGCTTCAATGTTTTCGGTAATGACTTCGTAGATGGCTTGACGATCTTCATAGCTATAGATATGCAGTAATTCGTTTACTGACACTCCACCCCGCATATACCAACTAATTCTAAATAATTCTTGTTTAAAATGCTTAACTTGTTTGTCAAGCCTAACTAGTTCCTCGAATATTTCGTCGGTGGTGGATCTAATTAGGCGTCGCCGAAAAAATTTGTGTTGTCTAAATCTACAGAAACTTCTGATTCTGCTTGACAATGAGCACATTTAACTGGCCAACTGGGCATAATCCACGCTTCTCGATTAGTGTCAACGTGTTTCTTCAGTTGATCAAACACACTTCTTTCACAGTTAGCTAACCATTCATGTATGAATTCTTGATTATCAACAACTTGATTGTCAACTTCAACAGATTCTACACTTTTTAAAAATAAAGAATGTTGTACTACTGTTAGTTCTTCAAATAACTCTTTGAATACTTTTTGTTTTTCTACTGGATCATCAATAGCTTCGCCTTGATTTAATTTTTGTTGAAGGTTATAACTGGACAATCCAAAATCGTTAGATTCTTTATAAGTTAATGGCTTTGTTTTGATTACAATATTGTCGCTGACAACTAATTTATGATTGTAATGGCAATGCGCATAGTGTTCTATTACACGATTTAGATCAAGATCATAATCGTTATCTTCCTCGCAACTAGGACATATCTGTGTAACTGACATTTCGTTTCCATACGTGGCAATACGTATAGCGGCGTATAACATGTTGGTATCTAACATGTTTACTTGCCAAGCGTCTTTAATTGTTGGACAACAACTTTCCAACATTCTAATAGTGCTTTCACCAGACATTAATGCATCAGGAGTTTTTAATATAATTTCGTCCATGCCCGTCATTCCGTATACAGGAATGTTTTCAAACTTGCCGCCGTCCAATGAATCAGGACCGTTAAACATGCCTTTACTAGGTAAAGTGATATAGATTTTTGGTTGTCTAAAGTACTGCTTGAGTGGATTTTCTGCCATAATTAACTCCGGATAAATATAATGTACAGCTATTTATATGCGTACATTTATAGGATATTTTTTATGGCCGACTTTGATTATGTTGCTTTAGCTAAAAACTTATTAGAGGCCCTGTTTGCAGCCGCTAAAAGTGAAAACTCTGGGCCAGCAAAACCACCCGTTGAATCTACATCAGGCCCAGTTGGCACTAAAATAAACGATCTTATTAACGAATTTGGAAAAGTAGCAGGAGCCGCAGGTGGCACAGTTATTGGATTAAACAGTGTAAAAGATGCTGCCAACTCTTGGACTAAAACTGTAGAATACCTGGCTACTCAAGCCGATAAAGCGGGCAAGTCTTTTGGCGATGCCATACGATACTTTGACTACAACAGACAACTTTCAGTAGATGCACAAAAAGTAGGTGTTGGACAAGGGCAAGGAGTAAGAGCAGAAGGCAGAGCACAAGGCGCTGGTTACGATAATTTAAAAGATGAAATAGGCGCAATAGGCAAAGCTGGCAACTCTATGAGATCTTTTGGTACTTCAGCTGAAGATGCCAACAATAAATTTGTAGATTTTGGAAAAAAATTACAAGATTCAGAATTAGCAGGCAAATTAAAAAATTTAGGTCTTGTTACTGCAAGAGAAATTGCCAACGTGGCTATGATAGCCGCAGGCGGCAAACAAGACATGTTGAATTCTGCGGAAGGACAAAAAAAATTAGCAGAACAAACGGTTGCACTGGCAACTGAAATTGAAAGAACTAAGAATACTACTGGAAAAAGCAGAGATGAAATAATATCAGAAATGATGGAAAGAAAAGCATCTGCTCGAAGTATTCTAGAAGACAGATTATATCGTTCAGATGCTGAGCGTCAAACCGCCGACAGTTTAAGAACCGCCACAGCTGGCATGGGCAAAACCATGCAAGATATCACCAGTACCATTGCGGCTGGT